ACATATTTCTTTCGAATAAGTTGCCAATACCTTCCAAAGTAGCGTCAGTTGATTTCGCAACATTAATACCACCTCTATAACCAATCCAATAACCTTGTAAATCACCAAACCAGATATGACCATTTGGAAAATCATCACATCGTAGAATAGGATAACCCAAGATTGTACCAGGAGTTTTACCAGTAGGATCAGGGACAAAGAGATATCTGTTTTGACTATCTTTAAGTTGCATTGCTACACGCCATGCTTGTGAATTCATCAACCAAACTGCATTTGTTAAATACTTTTGACCCAATCTTGATACAACATCAATCAATGAATCAGAAGTTATTACATTAGCAGGAGTGGCGACAATTCTATGAACAGTAGCCGAATAACTATCAATACCAGAAGGTTGAGTAGTACCAGTGCCAACCGAAAATACTCTCTCTAGTTCTTCATTTAATGAAGTGGCAATTAAGCCAGTAACATATTGAGAGATAGGGGCGACAACTTCGGCATCTTCTTCTAGTTTGTTAGTAATAGCCACAATACAAGTCACGGAGTAAGGGGTCAAATCGATCTGATTGAAAGTAGCAGTTGAAGTATCTTTAACCGCTTTTTCAGCTGTCCAAGACATTTTCGGTCGTCCCACTAATTGATCAATATCAAGATGAGCAGGGCAGTTGTTAATGATTTTAGCTCTTGAAGCAATCACTTGACTGTTTCGTTGTTCTTCAACAATTTGTTGATAAAGAACAGTCGGGATTAAGTATCCACCATCAGCATTTGAACCAGCACTCATAACTTTCATCTTAATCATCTCGGGAACAGTGACTTCAGAGATTGTTTTCAAAGTTAGCTTATCATCATCACGAAGAGCTTTTAAAAAGGTGATAATTTGCTGTTCACCATTCATCTTTTTATACTCAGGAACAAAGCCAGAATCTTTTTCAGATTCTTTCTCTTCAACAATTTTAGCATTCTCTTGTTGTTTAGCTTCCATAATGCCCAAAAATTTATTGGCAATATTTTCTAAAGCCTTTTCATCTGCTTCAGTTTCTTGTTTTTCTTCATTAGCTTCTTCTTCCAAGATTTTTAATTCTTCTTGTTCGTCTTTGGTAGCTTCACCAGATTCAATTTTTTCGCGTAATTCTTTAATTCTTCCCATAATTTTTTTTATTTAGTTTTATTCAGTATTTCTACCGACTTGTTTAAAACTTTCATTGCCAAGCGATGAGTTTTGTCTTTATCTGACTCCTTTTTCTCACCAGTCTCGGTGTGTCGGCCAGTATCCCCTTTCTCATTTTCAGATTGGGAGGATAGATATTTACGAATATCATTAGCAATTTTTTCGACATTGGCTTCTAAATTCATTAATCTCTGCTCAAGCCCCGTATCACCTGGAACAAATCCTTCTTGTAACCCTTGGATGTTCAATTCAAGGTCTTCAAATCTTTTCTTAATATCTTTTTCAAAGAAATCTGTATTCTGTTCTGCAATAACTTTCTTTTCTTCAGTATCAGCTCTAAATTCCTCAATGAATGTATTAACAATTTTCATTACATTAATAATCTTTTCATCAGCACCAATATTTTCAATATACTTATCAATAATTTCATTAGCCGATTTCAATGGAGGTGCTTCTTTATCAAACTCTTTATAATGCTTCGATAAATGAGCATAAATACCAGCTTTATCTGCATCAGGAACTAATACACCACCTCTTGCACCCATTAAAGCTGCCATACCAGCAGCTACACCATGCCAATTTGTTTTATATCCAGATAACTCATGATGTGGCAATTTATAACTTCCTTTTAATTCTGATTTTTCTCCATCACACCAAGCACAAATTTTCTTTAAATCATCTACGCTAGCATCTTTTGTTTCAGCTGCACTATCCCAAACATCAGAAGTTGATAAGGGATACTTTGTGTAATTAATAACTGATTTGTTTTCTATCTCCATTTTTTCCTCCTTAATTTCTTTTTTATCAAACTTAAAATCAGGCATCACTGCCTTAATTATTTTCTGGTCATAACCCTTTGAAATACCTAATCTTACAGCATTCTGATTAGCTCCTACATTTACAAGCGAAATTTCTAATAATTCTGCTTTAATATACTTATTATCTTCTTGCTCAATAGGCTTAAATCCTACACTTGACATTGTAATAATCCCAGCATCAACTAAATCCGCAATATAATTGCTCATTGGTGTTTTACGATGAAATACTGGTTGATAAACCAATTTCTTTTTACCATTAACCATTTTAAACCCAATCTTTTCTGCTCTAGCTATTGCTGGTTCGTTGGAATCATGAGCCCATTGGACAACAGGATTTTTCTTAAATCCTACTAAATCCCAACCATCTTGCATAATAACTTCACCCTGTCTGTCTTCAACCTCATCAGAAGCAACAAACATTTTTTCATTATCTATTGTTTCTGATTTTGCTTTTGTAAATAGTTGCATTTTAACTCCTTTAAATTTTTAAATAAAAAAGTCCGCATTAATGGTGTCTAGCACCTAAACGGACTTCAAGGAGTCTTATTTTCTAATTTTAAATCTCTGCTGAAGAAAACATTCCTTCTAATATTTTTGATTCAAATTCGAACCAATTCAGATAATTACAACGATAGCATTTAACTTCAATTTCACCTATTTCAATGTTCTCTTTTGAAAGTAACGCCCCACACTGTTCACATCTTAATTCGTGTAAAGACATTTTACTCCTAGTTTAGTTTATTCTTAAGTTTATTTTTTGTCAAGTCCTTTAGACAAAATGTATATCAGGTTCTATCAATTGTGGATTATAATAACAGATTATGCAAGCATCAGCCAAGTCAGGCGAATTAAAACCGCGTTTCTTATAATCGTTTTTACTTTCGATACAACGCTTTCCTTTAATATCTTGTTTCCATTGTCTTGTCGATAATTCCATTAATAAATCTCTATCATTAGGTAACTGTATTTGTCCCATATGTTCTTTTAAATAAAACCATGCTTCACTAATAACATTTGGGTATTTATCTTTATCACTTGCTTCACCACCAAAGTTTAGTGGCATAACATTATAGCCTCGCTTCATCATTTCATCAGTAACTCCTCCTCCAACCCCTGTGTCATCAATTTTTATATTAACTGTTTTATTATCCTCTGCAAAATTTTCTAATAAATCACAAACTTCTGTGGTTCTCTTTTTAACATATATTACATAATCTTTAGTTTGTAGTCCTTTACGCTTCCAGAAAACTGTTCTATCTCCACCCATTCTAGCCACATCAACTCCAATTTCAATTTGTCCGTCATCTTCAATAGTCCTTTTCATTGCCTCTAAAATATCATTTCTTGAAATAATAGCATATTCAGATTGTGCCAATGGCTCACCTAACCATTTATAAGCATAAAGTTCTGGGTTATTTTCTCTATCATATTCTAATTCTTGTTTAATTGATTTAGTTAATAAACCAACTTTTTCTAATACATCATAATTCACCAATTTAGTTAGTGTATTAGAAGGACTATTTAAAACATATCTTTCATAAACAGGATCAAGTTCTGTAAAGCGATTAAATGTAATTATAATTTGACTGCCTTCTTTACGAATAGTTGGAGTTAAAATATCTAAACTTTCATTTGTTATACTTTGACCTTCTTCTATCCAACAGATATCAACACCTTCCATTGATTTGATTTCAGTAACATTTCTTTTAAGTCCTTTGAAAAAAAACTCTGTTCCAGTAACACTATTAACAATTGTATCATTAGTCACTTCATAATCATTAAACTCATACTTATAAATTAAGTCCTTAAGAAGTTTATGCACACTATCGCGAATTGTATTTTGAATTTCACGAGTGCAAAGTATTCTATATTTTTCTTGTCTCCCTCTTAAGAGCAAGGCTAATGCTGTATGATAACTTTTTCCACTATACCTTCCGCCATAATAAATTAAATATCTAAATTCTTTATTGAATAAGTCCTTAAACTCATTTAAGAATTTGATCTTCACCTTCTGTATTTCCATCATCACCTCCTATAAATTCAACTAAAGCAGTTTTAATCTCACCTTCAACTCTAACATTTTGTTTGGGCATACCTTCTGTTCTATTAGCAACTTCTTTAAATTCATCTAATTTGTCAACACTTTTAGCTACC